GGTATAGTTCTTTCTTAAACTTATCTGTCCATATATCTAGGTTCTCTTGTATAAATTCTCTGAACAGTTTAGTCATGGCTTCTACGTGTAATGATTCATCACGAATAGAATACGTAACTATCTGACCCATACCTTTCATCTTGCCGAACCTTGGAAAGTTTAATAGAATTGCAAAGCTACTGAACAACTGAAGTCCTTCGGTAAATCCTGAATAAACTGCAAGTGTTTTTGCGATAGCTTGTTTATCTCTTCTAGTAGGTTTAAAATCTTTTATATAATCATGTTTGTCTGCCATCTCTTCATACTCGGAGAAAGCCTTGTATTCTATTTCAGGCATACCTACTGTATCTAAAAGTAAACTATACGCATGTTGGTGTATAGACTCCATGTTTGCAAAAGCACACATCATCATCCTAGCTTCAGGTTTCTTGAATATTCTCATATACTTATCTATATAACCTGAACCAACATCTACATCTGATTGAGTAAACAATCTAAAGATTTGTGTTAGTAAATTCTTTTCTTCATCACTAAGTTCCTGCCAGTCTTTTACATCCGTGTGTAGTGGTACTGATTCAGGAAGCCAATGCATTTGGTTCTGTTCCACATACTTATCAAACATCCAAGGATGATCAAAAGGTTTGTAGTAATCTCTATTGCTTAGTAAGCTCATTTGTTCTCCATTTGTTCGGCATACTTTTTAAGTAGCCATTCGTGAAATTCTTTTTTATATTCTTCTTCTGTGTAAGTTGTCGAGTGTGGTGTTTTGTTTTCATCACAATGATCTAACCACATACGACTGCAAAACTGATTAAATGATTTGTTCATTAAAAATTTTCTTGTAATGATTTAAGTTTCTCTTCAGCAGCAGTAAGTTTATCTAGTAGGTTATCCATTGAAGTAATTAATTCAGGATGTTCTGCGACACCTACTGATGTAGAAAAGTAAACATACAATTCTGCTTTTGCTACGGCTATTTGTCCTTCGTATAGTTTTGTAAGTGCATCATACTTACTTTCATATAGGGCATCCCCTTCATTTAGTATTTTCATTTTGTTCTCCTTTTGGGTTAGTATCCCAACAGTTTAAATTAGCAGCCACAGTTCTTCTTTCTCCTTCTCCAAAGAAAGGATAGACCATGTGTTGTAACCATGAAGGGAACATAAGCTGTTTACCTACTTCAGGTTTAATTGTACATGATTGTGGTGGTCTTAATCTTTTAGTATTCATAATTTCATTACGTCCATAAACAAATGCTAAGAATCCATCACAAGCTCCGGAAGCATTATATAAAGAAAAGTCTTGAGGAGTTTTACCATCACCTTGTCTACCAATCTGTTCAGGTACTTTAGTCCATGTAGTTGTAGATATACCTGTTAAAGTTTTAGTGCCGTGGTCATGTATAGGATTGTAGTCTCCTTCATAACTATGAACTGACCAAAGCTCATCTATATCTATAGTTTTATTTTCATGGTGGTGTCCTGTTATATTTCCAAAGGCTTCTAGATAAGCTACTCCCATGTTCGTAATAAATTGGTAGTAATCTTTTAATAGATCATGCTTGTGATCCATCAATAACTGTTCTCCTTGATGAATCTGACCTACTAAAGTATGAGCAAGTGATTTCTTTTCTGCTATTTCTCTATACTCGTCTAAGTAAGTATTCAAATCATCTACTAATTTTGTGGGTAAGGAAACTTCTAACATAATGACAGCAGGAAGAGGATGTACGGATATATCTAATTCTTCTATAGGATATTTCATAGTATTATCCTTCACAGCTTAAACATTCTACATCTTCTAACTTAACTCGTGGTATTTTTATATTTACATTTTCAGCATTTCTAGCTGCATCTGATCTAAAATAATATAACGATTTAAGTTTATTCATAGCATACCAATGAACATCATTCACATATTGTAAGTAATCATTATGTACAGTCTGTGGCTCAGTAGCTTTAGGCATACTAAAAAATAAATTTACACTTTGACTTTGACAAATATATGCTTGTCTCATATGTGCATGTTCAACTAAATATATTTGATTTATTTCAGGTGCAGTTTTAAATACTTCTTTCTCTTCTTCTGTAAAAACATTATCTATATGTTGTATTGAACCATTATGTCCTGTAATATCTTTCCATACTAGGTCAAGTTCTTTTTTACTTAGTCCTTTAGTTTTTAATAATTTTTCTAAAAATCTATTCCTGACTTGGTACGAGCCTGATAAAGTTTTGTGCGTATATACGTTAGCACGATATGGTTCAATACTAGGGGAAGTGCCACCACATATAATAGAACTACTGGCATTAGGAGCAATAGCCAAAAGATGAGAGTTGCGATTCCCGCTACTGTGTATATCAGGAGCTTCGCCACGTTCTTTGGCAAGTCTTTCAGTTGACTCCAAAGCCTTCTCTTTGATTCGTGAGAAAGCCACGTTGTTGATACTAGTAGCTCGTAAGCTTTTGAAAGGTACTCCTTGACTTTGGAGTAGAGCATGAAAGCCCATCGCTCCAAGACCCAACGACCTCTCTCTATACGCAGAATAAGCTGCTTTAACCATTCCTTCTTTTTCTTCTCTAACATAATTTTTAAACCTCTCAAAATTTGCACTATAACCACCAAGCCTACTAGTGTCTACTATTGCTTCGATAAAATGTTCTAACACATTATCTAACATAACAATAAGATCACCAATAAACTCATCATTCTTTTTCCACTCTTCAAAGTATTCTAAGTTAACACTTGACAAACAACATACCGCAGTACGTTCTTCGTTAGTAGCTAACACAATTTCAGAACAAAGATTACTTTGATTAACTCTTAGTCCTAAATCTTTCTGTTGCTTTGGAAGATGCTCATTACATGTATCTATATTAATCATGTAAGGCTCTCCTGTCTCAGCCCTAGCATTTAATATTTGCCACCATAAATCTCTAGCATTTATAATCTTAACTGCCTCACCACTCTTAGGATCAATTAATCTCCACTCTTGATTTTCTCTTACTGCTTCTAAAAATTCATTCGTAATATTAATTCCATTGTGTATATTTAAACACTTCCTGTTTATATCTCCGCCTGATTCCTTACGCATATTAATAAACTCTTCAATCTCAGGATGAGATATGTCCATATAAGCAGCGTAAGAACCTCGTCTAGTTACACCTTGATTAAAAGCTAACATCTGAGAATCTACAACGTGCATGAAAGGGATTGATCCAGTAGAACGAGAGCCATGTTGAGTAGCCACACCATTACTACGAACATCTCCCCAATATCCACCAATGCCTCCGCCTGAACTTGCAAGCCATATGTTCTCATCATAATGATCAGACAGACCTCGCCTACTATCAGGCACATAATTTAGAAAGCAACTGATAGGAAGCCCACGAGTTGTTCCTCCATTAGAAAGTATAGGAGTACTAAACATAAACCACAAATCAGAACTATATTCATATAGTCTTTGAGCAAGATCAAAGTCAGTCTCTCCTTTAAAAGTAGATGCAAATACTGATGCTCTAGCAAATGCTTCTTGTGCATGTGTCTCCTCTTCCCACAAGTACCTGTCTTTTAATGTATCTAAACTAAACTTGTCTAGTTTCTTTTCCTTATCGTAGTCTATTACGATTCCTAAGTAAGGCTTCTTACCTATCTTATCTTCAATCATGTGTTCCTCCTAAATGATAATCCTTATCTTCTAAAGCTATAGCTATTATAGCATAGTGTATTATTTTAAGCAAGTCCATTTCTGCATCTGATCCTTCTTTCTTACCACACCTCATAGCATACTTCATAATGTTACCCATACAAAAACCTTTGCCGTGTCCTGCATCTATAATCATATCAGTTGCTTGATACTTTCCTTGTGCGTAATGTCTTTCGTATGTTCCATCTACATACCTCTGTATCTGTTCTAGTATATTTTTTTCGTTAAATTTATATTCCATATTCTGATGTCCATTCTTTAGGTAAATTATATTCTGAGTACCAAGTAAACCCATTAGTCTCTGCCCATTCTGCATGACTACGTTTAGTACCATCCTTTCTTTTCTTTGCTGCGGGCATAGGTGCATATGGTTTAGCAAATATAAAAATAATCTCTTGATTTTCTTTTAAATTTTTTCTTATCCATATGTATTTACTATACTCTGCGTAATCCCAAAACCTTCCTTTAGCTTCTAATAAATACTCAGTACCATCTATAGTTCTACGAAAGTCAGGTTCGTATGTATGTTCTACTGTGTAGCTTATTTTATCTCCATGATGCGACCAGTCTTGTAAAGGTTCTGTATGAAGTTTGTACTCCCAATTAGAATCATATCCTTTAGGCACACCCTTCTCGACTGGTCTAACCTTACGTGGTTTACGATAACCTTTCTTCATTAGTGTAGTACTGTATTTTCTGTTAATCCATCTAAATGATTTAATATCAAATCACACATCTTATCTAAAACTACATGATCAACTTCTTCTATACTTCCACCACTAAACAAATAGCTTCCCACAATTATTATCATAGTTGATAAGTCTTGTTCTAGTATATCATCCTCTTCCATCGTCAAGTAACTCTTCAAATTTAATTCTTCTAACATCCTTATTCTCCTTACGAACTTTTGTCTTTATCTTTTTTACAAACCATTTAAAACTATATGCAGACAACAACATTTTTCTATTAGCAAAGACATGTTTCTCTGCAGGTAAGTAGTCTACAAAATTATCTACAGTAATTTTCTTAGCCTCTTCATCACTAACCATAGTTTTAAGCCAATCAATTAACATTTGTTTAGCATGTTGTCTTATGCTTTTTGCTTTGCGTCCATTCATTGCCTAGTTATCTCCAATACATTAGGTTCTTTTTCAACCTTAGTTAAATACATTAACCCTTTAGAATATTTGAATACTCTTAAACCTTTCCCATCATTAGCATCTTTATGACATTCGTTCTTATGTCTACAGTAAGTGCATCCTCTAGGAAGTTTCATGTTCCCTGCCTTGCCTTCAGGCACAGGATTATAACATAACTCAGGTGGGTTGTCAAGTTTAATTGCTTTCTTAACCTCTCTTATTTTATTACGAGCATGAGGTTTGTCAATAAAGCTAGGTCTATGTAAAGTAATTTCACCGCTCTCTTTATTTAAAACAAGAAAGCCTCCTGCTTTTGTTTTCTCTGCAGTTTCATATGCGGATAGTTGTGCTAGGTATCCGAATGGATCGTCTTCTGCCAACGTACCATTTTTAAATTTACGAAATGCAAAACTAGAAGCGGTCTTAATGTCTATAACTTCTCCATCAATTTTACAATCCATATGTCCATGCACACCACTCACCTTTACTTCTTTTTGTTCATCAGTAACTTTATGTCCTGCAAGTTTTACTAAGAACAACATAACTTCTTCTAAGATATGACCATATAAAAATCTTATAAAGAGATGAGGTTCAAGGGGTTGCGTTTCTTCACCTTCTGATTTCAGATCATACCAAAGTTGTCTTAAAGGTTTACCTATGTTAGACATACGTAAAGTTTCTGTATCTCTTGGTGTGGGGTTAGCCCAATGACGTAGTGCTTCCTTCATAGAATTACCAAACTCGTCTAATACTTCTTCACTTACATCAAGTGATTCACCATCACCTAATACAGATAGCTTGTCGTATATATCTTCTACTAATGTGTCTAATTTTTTCATATTGTTTCTATAATTTTTTTAGCTTTGCTTTGTTTAATTTTAAACCACTCTCCCTTAGTTTCTTCAGCTTCCTTTTTTAATAAAGCGTGAGCCTTCTTTTCTGCTGCGGTTCTATCTTTAAAAAACTTACTGTAATATAATTTATAATCTCTTAAGGGGCTTGCCGTTTGGTAACTTTTACATCTATCCAAAGCGTTAATAGCTTTACCAACTTTAATCCATCCTTTCCATGAGGGATTGGTTATAATATAAACATCTCCTTCTTCAACAGAATCGTAATCTACTTTGTGTTTTAAACCAAAGAACTTAGCAAACAAAGAGGGCGACTTATACCCTTGTTTAATTTTGTTTTTTATTCTTATTAAATCAAAACAAGACTTACACCTATATTCTTTTTTAAGAATACGTGATGCGTACCAGTTTTCTTTGTTAAGTTTTACACCACAAGTTATACAATGTTTAGTGTGTTTCACTCCAATCCCTCCCAATTTTATATTCACCATCCATAGGGCAGCGAAGATCATAATAATTACCTGCAGTTTTAATGCAGTCAACTGCCAAGTTTCCTATATGATCTGCTAAGTCTTCTCTTACTTCCATCTGCCACTCATCATGTATGTTGGCAACAAACTTAGCATCATAAGTATTTAGTTTTATAAGAGAATCAAATAGTGCTAGTCCTTTCTTCATAATAACTGCACCTCCTCCTTGTAGTAAACTATTCAAGGCAGCATGTTCACTTCTTATAAATATCTTCCTACCATCTAATCCTTTTAAGTATCCTTTCTTTGATGCTCTTGAAACCTTGTCTCTAAGATATTTAAATGATGGGTTATTATCAAAGAAATGTTGTCTAAGTCTTCTACCATCGTCTTTATTTCCTCCAACCACGTTTCCAAGTTTAGCATCTCCTGCTCCGTATATGAGGGCATAGATGAATGTCTTAGCCTGATCTCGTGATTCAAGTCCTGCAGACTTTTGATTAGCTGAGTGGATGTCTCCGTTAATGATTTCATTTGTGTACTCCTCGTCATTCATATAATGTGCAAGTAATCTTAATTCTAATCCACTTGCATCTATTCCTACTAATTTATAACCATCTTCAACAGTCCAACAAGACCTGCACTCCTTACCATATAAGCTTTTTAAACTAGGTACTTGTGCTAAGTTAGGTTTGTTGTGTGCCATGCGTCCTGTTATTGTACCATTAGGTATAACAAAACCATGAACCCTGTCATCAGATCGTAATGCTTTAACCCACGAATCAATTTGTGCAATACGTTTCTGTAAAGTTAAATACTCTCCTATAAGTTTTGCTTCAGGTATATTCTTTATATTAATTAATATACTCTCATCTACAATAGGCTGACCAGTAGGAGTAAACCTTTTAGGTTTCCAACCAAAGTCTTGTAAGTATTCTCCAATCTGTTTACGTGATCCTAAATTAAACTCCTGTAATTTTTTTCTCATAAAAGGATTTACGTCTTGAGTTTCTATACATCTGTTGTACTCCTCATCTGTTAAACCTCTCTTAGATAACTCCCCATCTTTTTTTATATAAGGAGTAACTAACTTATCATCTACCATCTTAGGTTTAAATGCTTTGTGTACTTCATCTTCTGATGCTTGCATTTTCTCTCTAAGTTCAGCAAGTAATAACTCTCCTTTCTTTACATTAAATTTAAAACCACTCCACTCCTGTTGCCTTAAAGGTAAAGCTACAGAATGTTCAAGGTCTACGCTTTCCTTAGAAAAGCCTTTACCTTCCTGTTGTAATGCTTTGAAAACTTTAGTGTTTAGTTCTACATCTCTAACACAATACTCCAACATATCTTCAGAGTACTCATCATAGTCCTCGAAGTCTATCTTAGGGCAGCCTAACTTATAGCCCCATCTTTCTAAACCATGACCGCCTTCCCTTATAGGGTAGAATAGTCGTGAAGTAACTAAAGTATCTATAACTTTAATACCTCCTAATTTAAAATTAGATAGGTTCTCTAACACAGGTATATCAAAACCTATAATGTTATGACCAATTAAAGTCTTAGCATTTTGTAACAACTCAATACCTTTGTCAAGTTCCCAAGGAGGAAACTTAAATACCTCCTCGGTGTTTACGTCTTGAGCAACAATACAATGTAAGGTGTCTACTGTATCTAAACCAATATCATCATCACCAACTCTGTTTGTTTCTATATCAAATACTAAATCCATATTATAACTCCAATGCTGAGAAGTCTGCATCCTCTTCTTCATAAGAATCTTTTTCAAACTCACTCAACCTACCTGTCTCTCTATCATATAATAAATGAGTTGCCATACCTACATCTCCTGTGTATCTAGATTTAAGTATCCTGACTCTAGTTGTGTTGGATTCATTTATATCGTCTGATTGTTGATTTCTTTCTAAAGCTATCACACAATCACTCAGTTGGGCTATTGACTGACTCCCTCTAAGATGGCTAAGACTTACTTCGATTCCATTCTCGTGTCCTTTATCGCCACTAGTTCTACGTAGATGAGATACTAGGATAACTCCTGCTCCTGTCTCCTCAACTATACTTCTTAGTCTAGTCATTATATTATCAATAGCCCTACGTTCATCTCCTTCAGATACTGCTGATACTAACATGTGTAAGTGATCTACCACTACCCATTTACATCCACATGCTATGATCATAAATCTTAGCTTAGTAAATATCTCATCAATATCATTTGTACCAAAGTGAGCATGAACCCACACTCTGTTTTTATTATCTCCATCATATAGTAGATCAAAGAATTTGTCAAGTTCTTCTTCAGAAAACTTTTCTCGTTCCTGATCTATATACAATCTAGCATTAGCTTCTATTGAAAGAATACCATCAATGGTTCTTCTCCAATCTTCTTCTAACGCAATCACTCCTACATTATCTGTAGTATTCTTTATAAGATGGTGCTCAAGTTCTCTTGTTACTGAAGACTTTCCTAGTCCTGTTCCTCCTGTTAAAGTAACCAACTCACCTTGTCTTAAACCATATAATTTCTTATTCAAGCCTTCCCAAGGATAAGGTGTACTGTCCATCTTAGGTCTGTTAAAAAACTTTTGTTTCTCTTCAGATACATTTATAACACCACTAGGAGTATATGTCTTAGCACTCCACCAAGATTCCATAAAGTCCTTATGCTTATTAGCAATCAGCATATCATTAGCGTCTTTAAAGCCATTAGGTAATGTCATTATCTTAGCTTTACTAGGTTGGAAAAGCCTAGCTATCTTTTTAGCCGCTTTCTTTCCACTCTTGTCCTTATCAAAACAGATAATAATATTATCAAAACTTTCTAAGAACTCAAGGCTATCTTTAACATCTCGTTCAGCACCTTCAGCCCCACGTTT